AGCAGTTGATGCAAGACACTACCGTGGGAGTGAAGCACCTAATGGCCATTGGGACTGGCCCTATGGACTGATGGGCCACAAGGACTACTCAGGCTTCATCTACGTGATTCATGATAAGAATGTCAATCGGCTCTATCTAGGAAAGAAGTCCTATAGAGGTCGTGGTAAATTGAACAAGGGTGAAGAGTCAAACTGGCGTTGGTACATCAGCTCAAGTGAAGAGTTGGCAAATAACGTTAAGGCAATGCAGAAGGTCGGATTCGACTATTACTGCATCGAGGAATACAGAGGTGTTGGTGCGCTTAGTTTCGCTGAGACGTGGTCATTGTGTATGGTGGAATCACCAAGCAATAAGAACATCTGGTACAACGTGCTCATCAATAAGGTTTCCTGGCCTGTGAGAGAGAAGATCACAGAACGTCACAAACAACGACTACAAGAGATTGTAGGAAAGGTAATAATATGACCGAGCCCTCTAAGTTTGCCGGCGGGTATGATCATGACGAGGTCCGCTGCGAGGCGATGGAAGACTTCGATAGTGAGTTCCTGCTGGTAGGTTCTCTGAGAACATGTTGTGTTTGTATAGAGCATGGGTGTGCTGAACACCTGGCAGAACGCGAGAAGCATCCTAAACAAGAAACAAAGGTAAAAACATGACAATGAGTATCACAATGGAATTGGATGAGGTCGCTGAAATGCTTGACACCGAACGGCTAACAATTGGCGAGGAAAACGGCTGCATCGTAATGCGCGTTCCTGCGACTTCTGCAAACAGAGCAATAGCATCTGAAATTGTCTCGCAGGCAAGGGTCGAGAAAATCTTACGTCAGCACAACTTGATTGTTGAGTCAGTCGATGCTATCAATGGATTAGTTGCAGCAGCGCGGCTGTATGATGGTGCAAAGAGTGCAGATAACAAAGAACGTGTAATGGGTGCGGTCCGTAAGGCTGAACTGTACATCGAGAAGACGGTCTTGGAGGCGCGGAAATGACAATCAACGCAAGACGCGAGGGTTGCAAGATTATCATTGGCAAGTGGGCGGCTGACAGCGAGGGTCTCGAGACCTTCACAAGGTTAGAGATGGCCCAAATGTGGGGTGGAGCTTTGTATAGTTTTATTGGCTTTGAATTGCATGCTGTGCAACAAGGTCAATCTGAGTTGTCCTATAAAAGTCGCCGTGTTTGGGCAAAGAGCATGGATGACACAAGCGGAATCCCGGTAATAGGCACCACCGAGATTGAGTTGGGTGACGGTGAGGGTAGCGATACGTTCACTGTAGGCGAACTCGATGAAGATGAACTGATCAACTGGGAGGGCATCGAATGAAAGCAATCCTCGGCATCATTGTGATGATTGGAATTGCCTGTATGGTGCTTGCATCAATCATGGCAATCCAGTCGACTCCTCTCACGGCAAACGATGCCTTCATTGTAGGCATTACATTGATCGTAATCGGAGCAGGATTGAAAGGGTAACATGGCGAAGTCCAGACGAGAGAGAATCTCGGACCTTATAGTTGAACACAACCAACCATGCTTGAGTTGCAGCAGTTCGGATGCCAGACAGGTCTACTCGTCCGGGTCTAGCTATTGTTTCAGCTGTAAGAAATACTTTCCAAAGGAAGGATCTGTGAAGTCCGACGACAAAACAAAGACACTTAAGGAAAGCAATGATGAGACATTTGAAGATGTCATAGAAACAAAGAAGGACGACACAAGCAAGCTAGAGGAGATACTCACCTATCCTGTACGAGGGTTTAAGGAGAGGAAGATCTCGAAGGCTGCTTGCGAGTTCTTTGGGGTGAGGGTGACATATGACAGTGCGGGAAACATTGCGGAGCACTACTACAAATATGAAGGCGGATATAAAGTCCGCAAGCTCCCAAAGAAATTCCACTTCGTTGGCAAGTTCGGCGGGGTCTTCGGACAAGGCCTGTTCCCTGGTGGTGGCAAACGGATTGTTATTACAGAAGGTGAGCTTGATGCCCTCTCTGTGGCTGAAGCTTCTCTAGAGAAATATCAGAAGATCTATCCTGTCGTAAGCCTCCCATCATCCGCAGCAACTAGCGAAGTGCTACCGCTACGCGAGTGGTTTAGATCGTTCAAAGAGATCGTCTTGTTCCTGGATGATGACGAGCCTGGCCACGAGGCTGCTTCAAAGTTGATACGCATCTTAGGCGTAGATAAGTGCAAGATAGTTAAGCTGCCACCTGACTGCAAGGACGCAAGTGATGTCCTCGTGAAACTAGGTGTGACAGCGGTCAACCAGTGCATCTGGGACGCTGAGGCATTCAAGCCTGCGGGGATTATTAGCAAGGAAGCGATCTGGGAGCAAATCGTAGCTAGGAACAAGATACCTAGTGTGCCATACCCGGACTGTCTTGATGGCATCAATTCTAAGATCAAGGGAATGAGAGCAGGCGAAATCACACTTCTGATTTCAGGAACTGGCTGTGGCAAGAGCACCATTGTCAGAGAGGTGGTACTCTCAAGGCTTGAACGGACATCAGGAAAGATCGGGATCATATCTCTAGAAGAGTCTCCTGGTGAAACTGGCATGAAGTTGGCCAGCATGAAGATACGCCGTAATCCGGCGAATGAGGATATATCAGACGAGGACCTCAAGATAGGCTTCGATGAAGTGTTCGGCGACGACAGAATCGTTGTGCTAGACCACCAAGGCTCCATCAAAGATGAGTCAATCATAGATCAGCTTGAGTACATGTGTCTGATGGGTTGTGATGCACTGGTTGTAGACCACATCACGATTCTGGTATCAGAAGGCTCAGATGGGCTGACAGGTAACGAGGCTATCGATAAGATCATGAATGATCTGCTTCGTGTGGTGAAAAAACACAACGTGTGGCTCGGTCTTGTGAGTCACTTGAGAAAAGTATCTGTAGGCGGAAAGTCATTTGAGGAAGGTAAGTTGCCTTCGATGGATGATATACGCGGCTCAGGCAGTATCAAGCAAGTGTCGATGGATATCATAGCATTCGCTAGGAATCTCACTGCTATAGATCCTGTTGAACGCAACACAATTCAGATGTCCGTATTAAAATCAAGAACAGTGGGGATTACTGGACGTGTTGCGGGCTGTGTGTATCACCAAGAAACAGGACGGTTGACAAGTGTTAGCCTGGACGAGTTCGAAGAGTTATAAGAACATCGTGGAAGAACAGTAACAACTGACTCCTAATTTAAACATTAGTGAAAGTTAGTTAAATGAATAGTATTCTAAACCCCAACAATGTCGTCACTCCCTGGAGTACTGTTGGGTATCTCACGTGTAAGCGCACGTATGCACGGCTCCTCCCAGACCAAACTGATGGGTCTACAGAGGAGTTCCCAGATACCATTGGACGTGTCTTGGATGCGTGTGATACGCAGTTGAAGGTTGGGTTCAGCGAGAATGAGAGGGCACGGCTCCGTGACCATCTACTTGGTTTGAAAGGAAGTGTGGCTGGACGATTCTTGTGGCAGCTTGGCACAGGTACAGTTGATCGTCTGGGTCTGGCCTCACTACAGAACTGTGCATTCGTCACGGTGGACAACATCTATGCCTTCACCTGGGCGTTCGATATGCTCGGACTAGGCGCCGGTGTCGGTTTTAATATCCAACGGAAGAACGTTGAGAAACTTCCAACTGTCCGCACCTGGTTCAAAGCGCCAACACACGTAGCAGACAACGGTGCTACGTTAGTCGTGTCAGATTCACGTGAAGGTTGGGTCAATCTACTGGCCAAGACTCTTAAGGCCGCCTTCTTGAGCACTCGTCCGGCCAAGGGGCATTTCACCTATAGTACTCTGGTGGTTCGCTCTAAAGGTGCGCCAATAAAAGGCTTCGGCGGAACAGCATCGGGTGATGTGGAGTTGGTGTGGGGAATGCAGAAGATTTCTGAAATCCTCATGAAGCGCAGTGGGCGGAAGATTCGCCCTATTGATGCGCTAGATATCATGAACATCATCGGATATATCATCGTAGCAGGCAACGTTCGTCGTTCTGCTCAGATTGCAATTGGAGATCCTGATGATATCGAATTCCTTCTCGCAAAACGGTGGGATATCTCGAAGATTCCTACGTATCGTCAGATGTCAAACAATACAGTCGTATGCAGTGACATCTCTGAACTCCATGACTACTTCTGGGACTCCTACGAAGCAAAGAGTGAAGCTGTTGGACTACTCAATTTGGATCTTTGCCGAAAAGTTGGTCGCCTGGGCGAGACACAGTACCCGGATCCGCTCGTTGAAGGCGTCAACCCGTGTGCAGAGCAGGTTCTTGAGAACTGGGAAACTTGTTGCTTGGCAGAAGTATATCTACCAAATATCAATTCAAAAGCCGAGCTTATTGATGTGGTCACACTCCTCTATCGAGTATGTAAACACTCGCTCTCTTTGCCATGTCATCAATACGAGACCGAGGAGGTAGTCCACCGCAACATGCGTATGGGCATTGGCATGACTGGTATCATGCAGGCAACAAAGGAGCAGCTGTCCTGGCTGAATGATTGCTATGAAGAACTTCGCGCTTTTGATGTTCGGTATTCTACTCTTAAGGGGTTCAATCCTTCTATTAAGCTTACAACAATTAAGCCATCTGGCACGCTCTCTCTCCTTCCGGGCGTCACGCCTGGCATACATCCTGGATATGCTCAATATATGTATCGCAGGATTAGGATCGCTGCTGATAGCAATCTCGTTGATGTCTGCCGGGCTCACGGGTATCCTGTCGAATACCTGAAAGAGCTTGACGGTACAGAAAACTACGGCACTGTGGTAGTGACCTTCCCCTTCAGCTACCCTGAAGGCACTGTCGTTGCCAAGGACATGACAGCGCTTTCTCAACTGAAGAAGATCAAGGAAATGCAGTCAGTCTGGTCCGACAATTCCGTGTCGTGTACCGTCTACTACAAGAAGGAAGAGTTGCCGCTAATCAAAAAATACCTAGCCAAGGAA